ACACGTTCCAGCTTACCTACACCAACCAAGCGGGCACGGGCTCACGCACAACCCCTTCGACACCGGCGCTGCCGACCAATACGGCTGTGGCTCCGTTGCTGACTGTGCCTTACTCGGGCACGGGCTCGGGCAAGTTCGGCCCGTTCATGCCGCTTGCGGGCGGCGACAGTGGCGTGCGCGAAGTGACCAACATCATCTTGGGCACGGCGGGCGTTACGACCGGCGTTTACAACATGGTGTTTGCGAAGCCGCTGCTGACGCTGCCCATGACGACGCTGGGCGTCGCTGCGGAGCGTGATCTGGTGAACCAGCTTCCGTCCATGCCGCGCGTTTATGATGGCGCGTGCTTGGGGTGGCTCTGCTACGCGGGCGCAGCCATTCCGAACAACAGCGCGTTCTATGGCGCGCTGGAATTTGGCTGGAGTTGATCGCGAGTGGCGACGATATACGCACTGGTGGATTCACGAACCCCTGGCGAATATCGCTATATTGGGAAGACGACGCGCACCTTAGCTCGGCGACTTTATTTTCATATCTATCGCCAGCCAAAAGAAATGAACCTCTACAAGAAGCGCTGGATAGAGAAGGTTCAGAAGGCTGGCGGCGAGATTATTGCTGTGTCGCTAGAGGAGTGCTCGGACGACAGCCAGAACGAGCGGGAGATGTTCTGGATTGAAGCATGTCGTTCTGGCGGACATCGGCTCACCAACATGAGCGATGGTGGAGAAGGCGGGAGAAATCCTTGCCCGGAGGTTCGAGAAAAAATTCGCGCAGCGCTTCTGGGGAAGAAGCGGCCTCCGCATGTTTGTGAGGCTTTAAGGGCCTCCGCAAAACTGCGGACTGGTGCGCTGAACTCAAACTTTGGCAAGCGGTGGACGAAAGCGCAGCGCAATCATTTGGCGGCGATTAAGCGCATCCAGTATGCGGGCAGCGGCAATCCAGCATCGAAAATATCCGAGGCGGATGCGGTCGAAATCTTCCGGCTGAGAGCGGTAGAGCGCGTTCCTGTAAAAGTGATTTGCGCCCGGTTTGGGGTCTGCAAGTCGAGCATCCATAATATTATGTCCGGCGTGACTTGGGCTCACCTTAAACTGCATCAGCAGGCGCGCTAATGGCGCTACTCGGCAATTACTCGCTAGCCTCCAAATCTCCGGGGCGTTTCTTCGGCGGAAATTCCACGTCTCTTGCTTCGGGGATTGGGCAATTCTCGCCGCAGCTTCCTGGCAATTGGGGCAATACCGGCGCGCGGCGTAATTTTGCGCTGGTCGAAGGCGCAACGGTTGCGCTGGAACTGGCGGCGATCCCAAGCGGCTACGGCGGCACGGGTTATCTCATACCGGTTCAAGCCGGCGCGGTCTCGGCGCATAGCGCAGCAATCGGCGTCGCTACAGCGGCAGGCGCCATCGCAGAAGGTCGTAACATCGCCGGCACTTCGGCTGGTGTCGCAACAGTTACAGGCACGGCACAGCTTGTCGTTTCGGGCCAAGGCTCGGCGGCAGGCGTCGCCACGGTGTCGGGAAACATCGTCGCGGCTCTTTCGGGTGCGGGCTCTGCGGCGGGCGCTGCAACGACCAGCGCAGCGATTACAGCGCTCGCTTGGGGCGTCGGCACGGCGGCTGGCGTCGCCACTACCAGCGCTGTGCGCTACGCCACAGGCAAGCTTGCGGGCTCGATTGCGCCGGCTGTGACGCTGGAGGCTGCGGGCTTTTCGACGTACCTGTTGGACGAAGAAGACGTGGAAAGCGGGCTGACGATGCGCCAGGCGCTTCGCCTGATCGCAGCGGCGACGGCTGGCAAGGTCAGCGGTGGCGGAACGACAACGATCACGTTCCGCAATGCTGTGGACGACAGTGCTGACCGGATCATCGCGACAGTGGACAGCAGCGGCAACAGAACCGCGCTGACGTACGCACTCGAATGAGCGCGTCAACTTTCGGCACGACCTACTGGCTTGACGATTACTGGGGGTCGTACTTCCAGCCTGACGCCGGTGGCGGGGTCATTGTTGGCACGCTTGCTGGTTCTGCCGCTGGTGTGGCGACTGTTACAGGCTCGCTGCGGGCCGAGGAAGAGCTTGGCGGAACGCTTCGGGGCCGGCGCTGGCCGCGCCGATCGCGTCCGCTTTGGGAGCGTGAACGCGAGCTTGAGCTTCTGCGGGAACAGACCGTTGAGGCGATCAAGATTGAAGAGATCGCGCTTTCGTCGGGACCGCCGAAACGCAATCTGGCCAAGGCCATTCGCGACGGCGCTCGCGAGCACGGATTTAAGCAGCCATTCGACCAAGAAGGCGGCGCGCGTTTAGCGGCGCTGGTGGTCATGGCGCAGCAATTGAACACGATGCTGGCTCTGATTCAGGCCCAGCAAGACGAAGAAGAGGAGGAGCTTTTGCTCCTTGCAGCATAGCGGGTAGGTAATGGCTGACGATTTGGAATCTGAGCTGAGCGCATTGGAAGATGCGGCTCCAGTAACGCCCGAAGCGCACGAGCAACCTGATGTGCGCGTCGAAGATGCAGCGCCAGAGGGTGAGGGCGAAGAAAACGCAGCGCAGGCGGATGAATGGAAGCCGCCGTCAAAGGACCATTGGGAAAATCTGGAGAAGGCCCGCCGCGCCGATCGCGACGCATTGCGCGAACAGCGCCGGCAGAACCAGATTTACCAGACGAACATTCAGCGCATGCAAGAGCGCTTCGAGCAGGCGCAGCAGCAGCAGATCATGCAGCGCCTGCAAGCGCCGCCGCCTGATCCGTACGCGCAACCCGACGAAGCGCGCGCCTGGGCGCAGCAGCAAGCCGAGATGTCGCGCCAGTTCTTTGCCCAAGAGCAGCAACGCCAAGCGCAGGCCAAGGCGGCGCAACAACAGGAACAGCAATTCGCCTACCTCAACAACGAGGTCGAGAGCTACGAAAACGAATTCCGCGCGCAAAACCCGGACTACGACGAGGCGACGGATCACCTGCTCGGCATGCAACAGCGTCTGCTGGAAGGCATGGGCTATTCGCCGGATCAGGCTAACGCGGTCGTGGCGGACTTCGCTATGCGCGTGACGCAGCAGGCGCTGCAAGCGGGGCGTGACCCGGCCAAGACTGCCTACGAGATGGCGCGCGAGATGGGCTATGTGCCGAAATCGCAGCGCCAGGCGCAGGCCGCGACCGCATCGGCGGCTGAGAAGCTCGCCAACATGAAAGCCGGCCAAGATAGCGCCAAGACGCTCTCTGGCGGCGGCGCGGGCGCCAAGGGCGGCACAAGCCTTAAACAGATTGCCAACTTGGAAGGCGCTGCTTTCGATAGCGCTATGGACAAGTGGCTAAATGGAGCGATCCGAGGCCGTTAAGAGACGGCTCGAAACGCTCAAACCTTCGTCTAAGCCCGGACGTTAAACAGGCCTTCGTCACGCTGAGACGTAAAATCAGCCTTCGTGAACAGCGGCCACGTCAGAGCTGCACCGGTTGACTAGCAGAGGACGGCGACAGGCAGAGCCTGCGCGCGCGTCGAGCAGCGCCGCGACTTCCCCCATTCACAAATTAGGACATTCCCAATGGCTACGAAAACGTACGCCGCGGGCGATGCCGAAGTCGTTAAGCTCTGGTCGAAACGGCTGGCTCGTGAAGCGCTCAAGCGCTGCGTGCTCGCTCCGTACTGGAAAGACTCGTCGTCTGCTCTCGGTATGATTGAGTCCGACACCCAAAAAGGTTCGGGCGACCGCGTGACGGTCACACTTCGCATGCAACTGACCGGGGACGGCGTTACCGAAACGCAGACCCAGGAAGGCAACGAAGAAGCGATCAGCACGTACACCGACAACGTGACGCTGACTGAACTCTCACACGCGACCCGCTCGCAAGTGAAGATCACGCAGCAACGCGTTCCGTTCAAGCTGGGCCGCGAAATGAACGACGCGCTTGCCGATTGGTGGGCCGCTCGTATGGACTACGTGGGCTTCGCGCACTTGGCGGGCTACACGCCGGCCAACTCGCTCGGTTCGTCTGGCGCTCAGTACAACGGCGGCAACACCATCGTTGCTCCGTCAACTGGCCGTCAGCTTTGGACCGAAACCGGCACGTCAGCGGACGAAAACCTGGACTCGACCGGCGATGAAATGACGCTGACCATGATCGATAAGGCGGTTGAGCTTGCTCAAACCGGTGGTTCGACGGGTCTGGTCCCGATTCGTCCAATCAGCGGCCTTCCGGGCGGCGCCGAGTACGTGTGCTTCGTTCACCCGTCGCAAACGACCAGCCTCCGCACGAGCACGACGACCCTCAACTGGGCCGATCTGCAAAAGGCGATGTTGCAGGGCGGCGCTGGCGAAAGCTCGATGTTCTTCAAGGGCGGTCTTGGCGTTTACAACAAGACCTTACTCGTGGAGTCCACGCGCGTTCCGAACGGCGTCAACTCGTCAACGGGTGTGGCTGTCGCCAACACGCGCCGCGCGATCTTCTGCGGTGCGCAGGCTCTCGGTCTTTGCTTTGGCCAAGGCTACGGCCCCGAAGAGTGGAAGGTGCAGGAAGAGACGTTCGACTACGGGCGTCAATTGGGCGTCAACGCGCTCAACATCTTCGGCATCAAGAAGCTCCGTTTCAACTCCAGCGACTTCGGGACGATCGTTATCTCGTCCTACGCCGCTGACGCAGCTTAAGGAGGGCTGAAAATGCCACAACCTGCTCGGCTGCTTCACACGCAGCAAGTTCACTATCTCCGCAAGGGGATCACGTTTGCTGATGACGGCACGACCGTCACGGTGGGCGTGATTCCGGCCGGATCGCTCATCTTGAAGCCGCTCTCCGGGGTGGCTGTGACGACCGTCTTTAACGCGGGTTCGACCAACGTCCTTGACGTTGGCCCGTCAACGGATTCCGGCACTGACCTGTGGGCGACTGACCTTGCCCTGGGCACGCTGGCGTTCGTTCCGCTGGACGAAGCCGTCACCAACCTCGTCACTGTTGAAACGACCGTGCAAGCGGCCGTGGATCTGACGGGCACGGCGGCGACGACCGGCGCGGCTGAAATTGTCATCTGCTACATCCCCGACAATGACGGCTAATCCCGCTCTCGCACCCGCGCGCCGCCGCGCAATCGTCGCTGCACAGGTGCAAGCGCAAAAAGAGGTGAAGGAGGCGGCTACGGCGCCGCCTCCGACGCCCACGCGCCGGAAGGTCAAAGGCAAGCTGAGTTTGAAGAATGTCTGATTTCGGCACGATGATCGATCGCATAGCAGCGGAGCTAGAGCGGTCTGATCTGGGCTCGTCATCGTCTCCGGGCGTGATCGGCACGCACATCAACGACGCCATTCGCCAGCACAAGGCGCGCAATTGGTGGTTCTTGCAGGGGCCGACGAGTGCGGCGCTGACCAGCACGACCACGGCTTCTAACAGCTACGTGTCTGAGTATTCCGGGCTCGTGCAACTTGACAGCCTGCGCATCACGGTCAACAGCCAGCTTAATCAGCTTGATCCGATCAGCTTCGAGGAAATGGAGCTTCTGCACGATGGCAACCCGGAAACGGGCGAGCCTTTCAAGTTTTCGCGCTGGGGCGGACGCGTGCAACTCTACCCGACGCCAGATGACGTTTACACGCTCACATGGTCGGGGCTGTTCGAGGAAGCCGCGCTGAGCGTTTCGGCGGATACGAACGACTGGATGACGCACGGCGAGCTTGTGATCCGCCACACGGCGCGCATGACGATCCTGCGGGACTATCTGCGTGACATGGAGGGCGCGCAGCTTTGCATTCCGGGGATCGAGATGGCGATTGTGGCGCTTGATCGCGAGCACATGCGCCGCAGTGTGACGCGCAACATCAGGCCGCGCATGTGATGGAGCCGGAATTTACCGAACGCACCGATGCGCGCGGTCGCCTCGTGATCTGCACGTATGACGGCGAGACGGGCGCGGCGCGTGTGGATAGCCGCGGCTTAGACGACGCTAAGGCGCGCGCAGAGGTTCAAGCACGAAAGAAGGCGGAAGAACGTGGGTCTGCTTAATCGTTTGCTAGGCTTAGTCCGTCGCGCTGCGCCTGAAGCGGTCGAAGATATGCCGCGCATGACGCCGCTCCCGCGTGAGATCGCGGCAAACGGCATGACGATCCGGCCTTCTGAGCCGTTCCGTAATTCGCTTCGTGGCGGCAGTGACGACCTGGCGGAGGCGGCAAGCTTTGGCCGGCTACCGATGGACGAAGCGTCACGCACAGCCCGCGCCCGCGACATGGGCTTTGACATGGACGCGCCGCTTTACCACGGCACGGACCAGAACATCGACGCTTTCCGCACCAATGACGGCTGGTACGGAAACGGCGTGTACGCGACCCGCTCGCCACAGCAGGCGGAATATTACACGCGCCGCACGGCGGAACAGGCAAGGGGCGGGGCAGACAATGCGCCCAACATCATGCCGCTCGTGGCGCGCGGTCGGCTTGCTCCGGTCGAGGAATACCAAGCGCTCGTGCGTGAGAACATGCCGCGCGGCCGATGGACCAAGAAAGGCGAAGAGAACGCCGTGCGCAGGGCGCAGCAGGAATTAGAGCGGCGCGGCTATGCGGGTATCGATGCGGGCGGGCTGGACGAAGAAGTGGTGGTGTTCAATCCGGCAAACGTGCGCTCGCGCTTCGCGGCCTTTAATCCGGCGCGCAGCGGGTCGAGCGATCTACTCGCTGGCACAGCGATAGCGGCGCCAGTGGTTGGCGGCGGGCTTCTGTCCAGAGCACGAGAGCGACGCAATGCCGGCGCTTGATTTCGGCCCTTGGGAGCCAGATCGCGCCAATATTGGCCAGCCTAGCCATTTGATCGTTGCCAAGAACTGCCTTCCGGTCAGCGACCACTATCATCCGCTTAAAGCCCTATCGGCCACCACGGACGCATTGGCAGCGCGCTGCATCGGCTTTGCCGCGGTGCGTGACATTGACAATGCCGCGCACATGTACGCGGGCGACGCGGATGATCTGTACGAGCTGGAAACGGCGGGCTGGACCAATCGCAGCATAGGGTCAGGTTACACCACGGCCACGAGCACGACGCGCTGGCGCTTCTCGACCTTCGGGGATCGTGTGCTCGCGACGAACGGGCTTGACCCGATCCAGTACATTGACGCCAGCACGGCGGCGACGGCGTTTGCCAATCTGGCGGGTTCACCGGGTACGGCCAAATACATCGCGACCTACGGCGAGTTCGTGTTTCTCGGCGCGCTTGGCACGAATGGCATGTCCATCAAGTGGAGCGCGATCGGCAACAGCACCGGCTGGACGCCGGGTGTCGGCTTGTCGGACGAACAGGAGTTCGCGGACGGGGGCAACATTACGGGCTTCGCCACGACGCAGGCCGCACTCTACGTGTTCCAAGAAAAGTGCATCCGCCGCGTTCTGTTCGTCGGCGGTGACGTGATTATGCAGATTGATAAGCTGGTCGAGAAGATCGGCTGCATCGAGCCGAATAGTTTGATCCAATATGGCCAGCGCTGCTTCTTCTTGGACGAAGACGGCTGGTTCATGTGGGACTTCCAAAACCAGCCTGTGCCGATCGGGCTGGAGAAGTTTGACGATTGGTTTCTTGACGACAGTTCGCGTCAGAACTGGTCTTTTCTTTCCACGGCCATAGACCCGCGCAACCGGGTGTTTGCGGTGGGGTATGTGTCTCAATCCAATGGCGGCACGATTCCCGACCGC